AGATTGGGAAGTGTTACAACAGTTTATTGTGGATAAGATCGAAGGATTACCAAAAGATACAAAAATCATAGGTGTTAGACACGATATATTTTCTATGTATGATGTTATAGGTTTATATTCTAAAGAATTTAAGATAGTACCAATGGGAATGAGTGCAGATATGAAAAATATAAGATATGAGAATATAATAGATAAAGAAGGTAAAAGTAAAATATCGAGAATGAGAATTGAATAAATAAAAAGGGGGAAATATGTACGAGAAATTATTAAAATTTATAGAGGAACAATTAGAGAATCGTATCATAGTCGAGTATGATGAGATAAATAAAAAGTTAGAGGCGATCATTAAAATCAAGACCATTCAGGCAATGGACATTTCAAAAGAGTTAATAGAGGAATCTCGAAAGGTATTAAAAAGGTAATGGCTAACAGAAAAGAATATCAAAAACAATATTATCAAAAAAACAAAGATAAAGTGCTTAATCGTACTAAACAATATTATTTAAACCATAAAAAATATTATACCGAATATAAAAAACAATGGGAACAAGATAATAAAGAACACCGTGATGAATATTTAAAACAATGGCGTGAGGATAATTTAGAACATACTGCTAAATATCATAAACAATTATATATTGATAACAAAGAATATCTAAATGAACAACACAGAGAATATGATAAAACAGACGCAGGTAAGATAGCAAGTAAAAGACATAACCATAAACACCGTGAATTGGGCTTTTTCCCATTGAACAAATACTTTGAAAGGTCAGAAGCTCATCATATAAGCGAGAACTTTGTTATTTATATACCAAAAAAAATACATAGAAGTATATGGCACAATATATGGTCTTGGCAAGGTATGGAACAAATAAATCAATTAGCAATAAATTATATATAAAAGACTCGGGGGAGAAAGACATGGTTTTAAATGGTAAAAAAGAAAAAGGACGATATAAAGACCAAGACCAAAGGCAAGGCACTCGTTGAATTTGTGTTATCCCGCTTCAATTACAGTAAGAATAATATGGCTTCCCGTCACGCACAATGGGAAGAATATTACAATGATTACAGGGGTACTCGTTCGGATACTAAAGAACCCTGGCAGGCCAATTATGTAGTTACTTCACTTAAAGAGGCAGTCCGAACCAAAACACCTATCTATATGGACATGGTATTTCCTACTGACCTCTTTAAATCTTTTGATGCTACCCCAGGAGAAGAATCTGATGAGGCTAATATCCCCAATGTAAAAAGTGTTATCTCTTATCAACTGGGTAATGTAGGCAAAGACAAAGGCGGGTTATTTGGTGTGGCAGAGGGACACTTCAAGCAGTTTGAGATATATGGCTATTCTTTAACTAAAGTACCCTGGAAAGAAGAAAAGGACAAAGGTAAGACTATCTTCGAGGGACCGGATATTGAAGTATGTGATATATTTAATTCTTTCCCTGACCCTGCTACTCAAGATGTTAATAGTAGTTGGATAGTAATTAGAAAACCTGATGTCTTTGTATCACATTTAAGACAGTTAGAGACGCAAGGGATTTATCACAGCATTATAGACCTTAAAGATACCTCACAACCTGGCGGGACTGATACTTTAACTGGCGAAAATAAAATAAATACTGATCGAGTTGAATTATTAGAATATCACGGAGATGTACCTAAATCTTTGTTAGAAGGTAAAATATCCGATGAGGCACAAGTCAATCCCTATGAGGATGATTATGTTAAGGCTCTCATTACCATTGCAAATCGAGAAGTATGTATCAGAAATGATCCATATCCTTATGACTGCGGGAATATCTTTGTAGAAGCCTCGAAAGATAAAATGCCTAATGAGCAGTTTGGGGTAGGCACCGGGGAAGATGTCCAATCTTATGTCGAAGAATTAACTAACGCCCACAATAAATTATCAGATTGTATTAATCTTATTGCTAATCCAATGTCAGTGATGAACCAACAGATGATGGCAGGTATATCAGGGGGAATAATTATCTCCCATCCGGGGAAAACCTTCTTTACCAACCCTAATGTAGATGATGTCCGCAGGGCAATGGCCTGGATTGATACTACTGCACAAGCGAATTCATTATCACCATTAATCGTTTTTATACAGATGTTAGAAGAAAAGATAATGAAGACCACGCAGGCGGTCCCTGTTATTGCCTCTATGCCGACTAAAGAAGGTTTACCTGATACTTTAGGGGCAACAAAGATGATGCAAGGGAACGCTGCAGAACCAATTAAACATACTGTCAAGCACTGTCTTGAGCCCTGGTATCAAAAGGTATTAGAAATATTCTATAAACACGACTTACAGTTTTTTAGCAAAGAAATGGCTTATCGTGTATTAGGTAAGGAAAAGGGGGCACAATGGGAGCTTGAAAAGAAGAGAAAAGAGATCAAGAAGGAAGATATTAAACTCTCTGGTAATCCTGATTTTATACCTCGTGGGGTAAGTATATTCGAGGAGAAACAGGTAGAGTTGGTTAATCTATTAAAATTAACGGAGATAGCACCGATTTTTACAAAACTTGCTTATAATCCCGATGGGACAATAGCAATAGGGGGAGACGGCAAACCTGCTATGGAACCAGTGTTTAAATTGGAAGAAATAGGTAAGCGTGTAGGAGAAGATATGAACTTCCGTGATTTAGATGAATTAATACCTGGGTTAAAAGATGAAAGAGAACGAAAAGAGGCAAAAAAGACCGCCAATAAGGCAGCACAATCCACTGCTGCCAATGCCCAGCAAACAGGATTAGGCGGAGTTATTCCCCCGAATTCTCCTAATCCTGCTGGGAATGTAAAACAAAATATTAATCAAGGGGGACAATAGATGACCAACTATGACTCCATTATTGAGCAGGCAGACCGCCTGCGAACTACCATTAACACTATTGGCTGGCAAGATATATTAAAAATTAAAAATGATAAAAAAGAATATTTTGTTAATAAGGCACTCACCGAAAAGGATATTAATAAAATCTACTACGCCCAAGCTTATGTTGAAGCGAGTGATAATATATTTAGAGAGATTGACGCACTTATCAAGAACGCCGAAGAGGCGGAGAAATTAAGAAAGAATAAATGAAAGGAGTATTAAGTCATGACCGAAGAAAAGACCAATAACCAATCACCTGCCCCTCTCGAAGGACAAGCAGTTGAAGGACTGGTAGATACAGAGGATTATGACAAGCTTTCCAATGAAGAGCTTGAAAAATTAGTCAAAACTGGAGAAAAACCGATTAAACCTGCACCTGTAACCACACCTGCACCTGCACCAGAAGAAGAACTACCTGAGGATTTAAAGGGTAAATCTGCTGATGAATTAGCTAAAGCCTATGTTAATATCCGCAAATTACACTCTACTCAGGATAAAGAACTGGGTGAACTTCGTAAATACAAGGAAGAAGCAGATAAACTTGATACTGAAATGAAAAATTATCAAGTTGACGCTACTTCGAGAAAGATTGTAGAAGATGAAATAAAAGGTATGGACGATACCGAAAAACAGAAATTCTATGATACCTTCTACGAAGACCCTGTTAAGGCACTTATGCCTTATATCAGTAAGGCAATTAAACCAATAGCAATAGTTCAGGCAAGACATGATAACGAAGCAGAAATACAGCGGTTAGAAAAGGATACTAAAGATACTTTAGTCCCCTTTGACCTCAAGGCAATAGATAAGATAATCGCCAGTTATACTACCACAGATGGCAGGAATAAATTATTTGATGACCCTAGTAAAACAGCATTTCAAGCCGCCTATGACATTTATTTCAAGCAGAATATTAATGCCGCAATCGAGAAAGAACAAAAAGACTTTATTGAGAAAGCGAATAAGGAAGCAGAAGAACTGGCTAATAAGAAACTGCATACCTATACCGAACCGCAAGGAGCAACTTCTGGTTCTAAAAGTGGATCAACCGACTACGACACCATGCCTATGGAACAACTCGAAAGATTGGTTGGAAAACCGAAAGACTAATTTTACTTAATTAGTCCCATAATACACGGGGGAAGAACAAAAATTTAATTAAAAGGAAGTGTATTATAATGGGAAATCAACCCACAACTGCAACTTTAACCACAACTCTTACTGCCCTAATGAAGACTTATTACGATAGGAAACTGTTAGATTTTGCTGAACCAGTAATGGTAGCAGACAAATTAGCAGACCACTCTCGTGATATTCCTCAAAAAGAAGGGCAAACTATAATGTTTACCCGCTATGTACCACTTGCTAAAATAACCTCTGCAACTGGAGAAGGAGACAATCCAAGTGTAATAGAGCTGCAAGCCTTCAATTTTGAAAAGACTGTGGCGAAATATGCCAGCAGTATTTCATTAAGTGAAGAAGTCTCTCTTACTGCTTGGGATAATGTACTTGACGCTGCGGTTATGGCTTCAGGTGTACAGATGGGTGAATCAATTAATTATCAGTATAGAAAAGCTATGGCTACAGGATTCTATCCGATGAGGGTAGATAATTCAAGTACTTATGCCGCAACTGGAGTCGTTACTGCTGCAACTAGTACTTCCATAATAACAGCTGCTTTATTGACTCAAGCAGATCATTTCTGGGTAGATGGTGTGATCATCTTTACTTCAGGACAGAATGCAGGAAGTGCACATAGAGTTATTGCCTTTACCAATTCGGGTGATATAGTCGAATTTACACCTGCCTTAAAAGAAGCTTGTGCTGTTGGTGATAGCTTCCGTATTGTTAATACTAGTGCATTGGCTGCTACTAATATAGTAACTGGTGCAGCTGTAGAAAGAGCTGTCGCTATCTTAAAGCACTTTAAAGCACCTAAGTATGACGGCAAATATTACGCAGGGATAATGTCCCCTTATGTTACCTATGACTTTATGCAAGATTCAGCCTGGGTCGAGGCACAACTTTATGCTTCCCCTCAAAATATCAAGGATGGAGAACTGGGCAAATGGGGCGGAGTACGCTTCTGGGAAGATACCGAAGCCTGGACTGAAGCCGTTACTGACGGAACTGTAGAAAACTCTCAAGACATAGGAATGGGCAAATATTCTGCAACTGGTGCTGTCAACCATACTCCGATATTCGGTTTGCATGCTTTTGCTGGAACTCGTATTTCTGGCGTAAAAGACAAACTCATTGTTAAGGTATCGGGACCACAAGATACTTCCAACCCAACTAACGCATTCAGCATGGTATCTTGGAGAGTTTACTTTGTAGCAGAAGCCTTAAACGGACTATTCGGCGTGAATATTCTGAGTGGTGCTTCAACTGTAGTCTAAAATTAACATAATTACAGATTAACACAATAGGAAGGGGGCAGGACGAAACTCCTGCCCCTGTAAAAAATATAAAGGATGTGATTTTAAATGTCTAAGACAATTAGTAAAGCAATGAATAGATCTGAACGTTATGCTGCCCTTGCCTATGACGCAAGTGATAAATATGGTGGTATGAAAGTTAAATCTATTATGCTCAATGAGGATTCAGTATTGTATTTTAGAGATGCTTCAACTTATATCTATTCTGATGCTGCAGGTTCTCTTGTTATTGCTGGAACAACGGTTAGTTTATCTGGAACTATTGTACCAAACTATAATGAAGGTTTTAGGATGCTTACCACATCAAAAATAGAATTCTGTGATTCGGCTATTTATCTGTATTCAAGTGCAGACGGGACACTTAATGTGGTAGCCGATACCGTTCTTGCTTTAGCATCAACGACTATTACTTTAACTGGTATAGTAACGGTTACTGGTGCTCCTACTATTACCGGTAATGTAGCGATTACTGGTACAGTTGGAATTACCGGGGCGGTCACAATGGCGACCACTAATAAAATTCAATTTTATGGTACAGGTGCTTATATTCAGGCTACTGCGGATACCGCTCTTAAGATTGCAGCTACTTCTATTGCAATAGTAGCTGCAAGCACCCATGCTGGTGGATTTACTATGCTTACTACCAGCAGGTTAAACTTTGCTGATGCAAATGCTTATATTTATTCAAGTACTTCTACTGAACTTGACCTTGTAGCTGCAACCATAGTCTTAACTGGTGCAATTACAATGACTGGTGCTCCCACTATAACGGGCAATGTTGCTATAACGGGTACCGTAGGGATTACGGGTGCTGTTACTATGGCAGGTACCAACCGAATAAACTTTACTAATGCCAGTGCATATATTTACGCCAGTGGTAGTACAGCCCTTGCTATTATTGCTACTACTTTAGCTATAACCGCTGCAACTACACATACAGGTGCAATAAGAATGGCTACTACAAGTAAGGTAGAATTCCAAGATGCTGGAACTTATATTTACTCCAGTGGTGATGGAGTTTTAGATGTTGTTTCAGATACTACACTTAAACTTACTTCTCCTGCTATGACGCTTACTGGTGCTACTTCTCACGTTGGCGCTTTAACTATGGCTACTACCAGTAAGATACAATTTACAGATACCGCAACATATATTTATGGTTCAGCTGCAAATAATCTTGGTATAGTTTCTCCAACTATCACACTTACTGGAGTAACTGCAATAAGTCTTGCCGGTCCCGTTACTATTGCGGCAGCTAATACCTTTACAACTGGTAGCGGTATTTCAAACTTCTTAGGTAGAGCTACTCACGGAACGTCTATTGCAGTATTAACTCTTACTGCTGGGAGTCCATTGTTACAAGTATATTCTACTAATAACTCTACTAGTGGTGCTGATGCTGTACCTGTTTTAATCAGTTCTGCTATGACTGGTGCAGGTGGAAAAGGACAAGCATTTAAAGTTACAGAAACAGCTTCAGATGTAGCTCTTGGTAGTTATTGTAATGCTATTTATGGAATACTTGATTTAGTTGCAACTGGTTCTGTTACTGGACTTGGAGCTCCTGTGTGTGCTGAGATTGCTTTTAATACTGGTACAGCAGGTGGTTCTGGAACTTTAGCAGGCGTAGAAATAGAATTAACAACTGGTGCTGCGACTGTAATGAGTGGTACTGTATCTGCTTTCTGGATACAAACTTCAGGTGCTACTACTGCTCAGGTTGACCACAATGGATACTTATTTACACTGGTTGGATTCGCTACTGGTGCAGACCATATGTGGTATGACCATCAGGGAACTGCTCCTACTAATGTAGAAGAATGGGTTAGAGTAAAGACTCCTTCTGGAGACAGATGGATACCTCTTTACAAC